CTCTTGGCCTCGTCTGCTTGCTGCGGGAGGGGGTATACAGCTTGGTCGATAACATTGTCCAGAGCACGGACAACATCGGGGATGTCTGCCTCAAATTGCTCCATGTCAAAGTAGTAGCCTCGATCACCGTCACGCTTAAGGTATTTGGTTAGGTTAAAACTCCCCAACAAGCAAGCGCCGTAGGGGGGTAGTGGCTGTTCCTAAATGTTCGCTCCAATTACTTGGAGTGTCGGACTATATCTTCAACACACGAGTAGAATTTCGTGTATTGCTCCGCATTCGGCAGATCAAGAACGTATTCTTTTCCTTTATAGAAGAGAACTGTCTTGTACTTGAAGCAGTCAATCGTGTGTGGGTAGATAGTGGAGATCAGTTTTTGCAGATTCTCACCACCCACACGGATACGATAGCCAAACCCCCATGGTTTTTTAACCAAGCTGCTTCCTACGCCCCAAGTTTCAAGCAAGTGCTTTTGGAGCAGCTCTAGCTCGTAATCTGGGAAAGCTTCTAGGCAAAACCAACCAATATTCTGAATCTTATTGGTCTTACGGTTCTTGGCGTGTTCTGTATAGCCGTCACACATATACATGTGTGCTAGAGCAACCTCGTCGATACGGCTGACAGTGTACGGAGTTAGTTCCTTCCGCACGTTATAAATCTTGCCCCGGATATTTTTAAAATACGGGTGCACATGAGTATCAATATTATAACCGACATACCCACGCTTATCATTTATAACACGAAACTTCACAACAGCCCCAGAAATCTGTTCGAGTACGCCACCGACGTGTCGAACGTATTCTTCGTGCTTGGAGTAAAGCGACAATCTGCCGCGAGGTTCGATATGGCCATCCGAAAGGCACACACCGTACACAACTTTTTTGATTTGACTTGCTGTCAATCTTTCCATTGGAGAGATTCCCTTATCTACCTTTAGTCTCTGGACCTTCCCCGGAGGGCTTGGCTGCTGATTGCCCCGTGGGGTTTCCAGCAATTAACGGAGTGTTTAACGTGAGGCGAACTTACACACCACACGGGTTGGTCGCGGCGATGGTCTCGCAATACCACAGGTTGTTCTTCTTGTTGATACGGTCAATGAACAGCACACCCGGCTCTGCCCAGTCCCAAGTGGAACGAAGCAGCAAGTCCCACAGGTGAGCAGCACGAATGGTTTTGTAGACACGGCCTCCCCAACGAAGGTCAAACTCCTCGTCATTCTTCACCGCTGCCATGAACTCGTCAGTCACACCAACAGAGATGTTGAAGTTCAACAGGTCAGTGTGGTTGTTCTTACTCGTAATGAACTCTTCGATGTCTGGGTGGTCAACAGGCATGACACCCATTTGAGCCCCACGACGATGACCAGCAGAGCTGATGGTCTTGCACACAGCATCGAACACCCCCATGAAAGCCATAGGACCAGACGACTTACTGTCCAAGCTCTTGATGATGTCCCCACGAGGGCGCAGTGTACCGAAGTTGTAGCCAATACCTCCACCAAGACGCAGGGTTTGAGCAGCCTCCGCTGCCTTGGCCATGATGTCTTCCATAGAGTCACCGATAGTGCCTGAGACGTAGCAGTTGTACGGGGTAGTCTGTCGGGGCGCGCCGATGGCCGACTGGATGCGGCCCCCATTGAGGAACCGCTGGTTACGATAGATGTCTTTCAGTCGTTTACGATGGGGCTCATTGTCAGCAAGGGCTGCTGCCTGACGACAGATGGAGGAGTAGAAGTCCTCCCCCGGAGATTGGAACTTAGTCTTGTGGATTTCTTTCCCGAAGAGAGTCTTAGGGCCGTATTCTTTGTGGGGCATCCCCGGCAGTTCAAGCTGCATTATTATTTCCTTTAGACAGTTGGGCCACTTTCTCTACAAGAGCCCACACCGATTGTTTACGTGCATGGCCCTTAATTTCTGCTTCCACTTTGTTTCGTGGGATATCCATGTGCGGGGCACCGGCCTCGAAGCTGGTGAACTTGTAGTCTGACACATCGGCCAAATCAGACACGTTGTAGAGACGCGTATCTGCTACAAGTTTTCGGTTGTCACGACTGCCCACATAGATTTCGATAAACAAGCTCATGTGCAATTCCTTTCGTTAGACTTGCTCTTATCTCTCTCAGAGAGGCGAACCCTACCCCAGCCGCCGCAATCAAGGCACACGAACCGATGGTAGCAAATACCCGAACGAGTGTAATAGTAGCCACGCCATTGGATATTCTTGGAGCCACACTTAGGGCAGGCAATCGTCTCACCATCAGAGTCACGAATGACATTCGGGTGGTTCTTCATGTAGGGCAGTAGACGAAGGTAGAGAGCCTCAAGAGACACAACGTCAGCGATGTTGTATTCCTTCATCTCCTGCCAAGCCTCGTCCTCAAGACGAAGACACCCAAGCCACAGTTCAAAGCCGGGGTATTTCTTGTGGGTTTGCTTCTTGGGCAGGCCCAGTTGTTCACACAGGTTAGCCAGACTGTTGCTGACCAGACGCAGCTCCCTACGAGCAGTTAGCAGTGTGTCAACTACGAAGTAGGGAGAGGGGGGAGTGAAGCCATGGACAACCCCACGACCAATGATAGTGGGGAGGTCAAACTTCTGACCGTTGTGTGCAACAACAATATCAGCTTCGTCTAGCAGATCATACAGGGCGCGAACGATAGCGGAGTCGTTAGAGGTCCGGTTCTCCACGTAGAACACTTCCTCGGAATCAAGCCACTTAGCTGCGAAGCTCATAATGTGGGATTTGCTCACCCACTGGTTCTGTCCGACGTTCTGTTGCCATGCGCCCCAAACGTACGCAATGTTAGGGGCTAGCTCAATATCCAGAAGCAAAATCTTAGCGTTACTCATGTAATATTCCTAAAGATGTTAGCAGACCAAGGACGTTCTGGGTTGTCGTTCCTTACAACCTCCCATTTCGTACCTGAGTCTGGGCCGTATGCAGATTTCTCTTTCTTGGCCCAAGCCGATGCTTCTTTCTTTAGGGCGAATGTCTTGCTCTTAACTTTTCTCATAGCCATACTGTCACCATGTGTATGTGATGATTGAAATGACGAACAGGGTCATGACAATGGCTTGCAGGTAGGGGGAACGGCAACTCAAAACTCCCCCCTCTCATACGCAATCAGCAAGTCAATACAGTGCTTGGCCTTCTCCAAGTCCACCTCACCCCCCTTGTCCCGGAAGCGAGTCACATACTTAATGATCGTATGCTGCAAGGGGTCTAGCCCGTTAGCCATTGAATACTGAAAGGGCTGGATGGGAAGGGCATTGTAATGCCCCCCACCAACCTGAGTTGTCAGAGCCTCACTCTTCGGAAGCGTCATAGGCAATCCGAAGGTCTTTAGTGGCAAACTTCTTGGCAGCTTCTGCACCCTTAGCCTTGATGAAGGCTTGCATCAGGAACATCTGCTGACGCTCCCCCTCGTTGAACATCTCAATGTAACGCTTCACAGCGTCACGTCCAAAGTCGGACAGGATGTTGTTAAGGAACACTACGCGGTTGTACACACGCAGGGGCACGTGCTCGATGGTGTTGAAGGTCTCAAAAGTCAATGTCGTCATCTTGTTCTTCTTTCTTTTTGGAGCGTCGCAATGCTGCAACAGCTCGTTCTTGATTGCTCTTGATGTCGTGGCATTCTTTGCACAACACCTGTAGCCCGTCCAACTCACAGAACATACGCTCGATACACTCGCCCCAAGTAGTGAACCCCACAGCAGGGTCAATGATTGGGCTGATGTGGTCTACGAAGATGTTCTGCACACGCTTACGCCCATCTCGGATGGTTGGCGGGACGTGCTGTTTGCAGTAGGCACATTCGTATAGGCCTCTAGCCACCCTTGCGTCTTTCTGTGCTTGGGTGATAGGGGCCCACCTACGGGTGCCCTGACGCAACAGGCTCTTAATGAAGGAGTTGTATCGTGCCTCCGTCCACTGCCCGTTGCACCTAGACTTAGCCCCCGAGGGCCTCCCCACTAACTGCCCCTCTCGTAATCTTCGTCGTCTACGAACTCGGTCATGATGACGAGAGCCATGTAGGCAATGACCATCACCACACTGAGAACAGGAGGCAGGAACGTGGCGACAAACCACAGGCCCATAATGACCAGCAGCATTTCAATAACGTGACGAACAGCAGGAATGACTAGACTCATTTCTTTCCCTTCTTCGGGGGTGTATAGCCAACCCCCTTCTGTTGCACCATCCACAAGAGCTGACTTTGCTCTCGGAAATAGTCTCGGGCATTGTCGCCCATTTTCTCAATGTACAAGGCTTGCACAGCAGCAAACATTTCTTCCTCTGTGTGCAGGTCTTGTAGAAGCTTGACAGCCCTAGCGTCCCCCACTTTGGGCAGGCCGGGGATGTTGTCTGCTGTGTCCCCCACCAGTAGCTGGTAGAAGAAGAGCTTAAGCCCGTAACCAATCGTGTGTCAGGAAGCCCAGACGATCAGTGTATACAGGGCCAATAGCCCGTTGCTTGCCACACTCCCAACTGAAATGCCACCCCGGACAGATACGCAAGTCCTTATCCCTAGAGCAGATGATAGTGTCATCTCTGCCGTATTGCTCCATACACATCATATCGTCGGCTTCATAGCCATCAGTGGAGACAAC